CCCAATTCAGTCTTCTACCAGACTTATAATCTAATACCTGATAATAAGCATCATCTTCTTTAACTATTAAGTCTATAGTCCCTTTAATCGCTAAATGTCCAGAAAATACTTTACCATTGACTTCATAATAATACTCTGCCCAAGGCTGTTTAATTTCAATATCAAAAAATAGTTCAGTTGCATGTATATTTTGATTTCTTGGATCTAAAGACCCATCATTATATTCTAATGCTTTATGTAACCATTTTATGCATGTTTGTAAATCAGCAGGCGATAGTCCTACATCGTCTTCATGTTTTTTGTAGTATTCAAAACACACATCAGCAATGTGTTCTATGTCATCGCATTGATCAAATGTAAGATTATCAATATCATCATTTTCTAATAGATCTTGCCCTTTAGCTATAGCTATTTGCTTATCTGCTAGTACCTGCATAGCTCTATGAAAGATAGTGCCTAGTACAGCTTTTTTATTAGTTTTATCTTTCATGCCTAGCACATATTGAAAGAAATATTTCATTTCGCACATTTCAAATGTGCCAAGAGAACTTGATCTATGGTAGCATATAATCATGCATAGTCCTATCTATAGACGGGTTGTAGAATCCACTGAGTCTGTGGTACAAAAGTTACAGTTCTTCTTTGGCAAAACAACCTATGCTCTATGTGTACTACGGGAACATTATAATAGCATGGAACCCAATGCCATCGTATAACTGGATAGGTAACTGTTCTGTATGTAACTGCTGGCACTGTAGGAACCTCTACAACGGGCGGTGTTGGTACAACCTGTGTATTGTATGGAATCCATTGTCCAGCACATAGCGCGCTAGACATAAAAAGAAAAAGGATGATACTAAGTAATACTCTCATAATAATGCCTTTCTATTTAATGTTTGCTGTATACTTACCAATTTGTCTAAGCTTCTTTGTTACATCTAGCTTAGTCAATGTCTCTATCAATGCTTCGCAAGATTGGTCTATTGTCATGTTATGATTATCGATAACTGCGTCAAAACCCTCATAATTGTCAGCATCCTTTTCACTAGAATGTGTACTTTCATACAAAGACCTAGAAAGTCTAATGACTTTCCCTCCCTTTGCTTGTACGGCTTTGATCTCATTTGTAAATCTACAGTCATCGATTATTGCTATTTCTGGTTGATCTTCTTCTATCCTTTTGAAGCAATTTTCCAGCCATATTGGTTGATATATTTTTCTCATTATATCTGTACCGAAGCACTGCAAAAACTCGCGAGCGGTCATTGGCCCAGTTTTGCCCGTTTGAATTGGCATGTTCTCCCACAGTAAGTGGTCTTGTTTAGTATTTTTTTGTTCATCGCTTCCATATACACACTCAGGTTCCATATTGAACAGCATGACGCATATTTCCTTTAACGAATCAGCAAAGCTATAGTTTCTGATCAGAGGCCAAATTCTACGAGATGCATATGTAAAGAACTCATGATTTTTTTGTTGTAAATCTAATACGCCCATTTCTTCAAATTCTTTTCCATTATCATCATGGAATGTACAGTTGACTACTAACTTCCCTTCTGGGGAAATGAAAAATTTTTCAATTACATCATGACGCTTCAATTCATGCCCATGAAGATAATTTGATAGTGTGTTTTTACCACTTTGTTTCTTTCCGCATAGTGCTACTATTTTAGTCATTATATTTTCCCCTGAAGTTGAGGTTTGATAGTTTCATTAATCTCTTGTACGGTCATATCGCCTATATCATTTTTAGATAGATATACAGTATGAATGTTGAATAGATACTTTAATCTGTCAGATAGATCTTTGGCACAGGCACGTCCAGCATCATCATTATCCGTCATAATTACAATATTTGATACCCCAGTTTTTTGTATCAAGAATTCTTGCGAATCGCTGATTTTAGAACCAAATATTCCAACCGCATTATAGATACCAGATTCCCATAATCGGACAACATCACCTTGTCCTTCTACTAGTATTATAGTTTCAGTAGACTTAATATGTTCCATTGCTTTTCCATAATTATACAAAAAATTGGACTTATTAAATCCCTTGAGGTTGATCCATTTTCTTGAGTCGTTGCATATTGTCCTGCCGGTACAGCCTATCATATACTTGTCATTTTCGTCATATACTGGAAATACCACTCTATTATACATTTGACTTTTGGGGTTATTACAAAGTCCAATGTCAAATACATCTAGTACCTCCGTAGAAAATCCTCTATCTAGATAATATTTGGCTGGAAATATTAGATGCTTACGAACCATGTCTCTAGTTATTCTAGAATCCTTGCTTTTCTTAGTCTTCTTAGATTCTAATTTTAGAAGTTTATCCATAGCATTAGGCTTATAATTGCCTATCATAGAGGTATCTACTTCCACATCCGAGCAGAACTCTTTACAGAACTTTATGACCTCAGTAAATTTGATCTCCTTATTATGTTTCTTTTCTAATAAACACCATACTAAGGACAGTATATCTTTTCCCGGCTTCTCATTATGACAATGCTTTGTATTGCAAAACCACTTACCATAGTGATCTTCATTGTATTCGTCTACATTTATATTAAAGGCCGTAGGGTTGTCGCCTTCATGTATTGGGCAGCTAGATATAATCAGATTATTCGATTCATAATATTCGTGAATATCAAAAAATTCAAAAATATCAAAAATCTTCTTCATCAGTTTGTTCTTCAATATCAGCGTCTGCTTGATCTGCGAATCCTTGTTCATCATTGTTGTCATTTCTTTTAATGCTCCTGATACTTCCTAGCTCTGTAATCTTAGCATATTTGCCTTCCATTTGCAAGCAAATATATCCCTCATCTTCAATTCCCGGCCCATGTCTAGATACTACAGGTATAAGCTTTTTATTGCCAGATCTTATACCGTCTGTTAATCTTTCCTCTTCTGTTTTGTCCTTAAATATAGAGAAACTTGTACATAGCCATACTAATCTATCTGAACCACTTACTACATCTGTAGTCTCTTTAGTAATGCCATCTCTATTCAGTTGAACGAATGATAAACATGGTACATCATTCTCTACGCAGAAATTATGTAATGCTGTAATTTGAAACCCTAGCACTTGAAACTCAGCCAAGTTGTTGTTTATACTATCAGATGTCATTAATTTAAGATAGTCATAAATAATCAAACAATCGTTAAGGACTCCATTTTCATCATAGCCTACATTCTTTATAAGCCATCGCTTGGCAATAGATAATGTTTCTTCAAAAGGTCTGCCAGCAATGCTGATATAATCATACGGCAAATCCCTGAGTATATCAACACCTTTAGCTATCTTATCTTTGTGTTCGTTATTGTCGCTAAACTTACCAGATGCGATCTCGTTGATTTCTATCTCTCCAATACTAGCAAGTAGACGATTTATATGGTCTTGTTTGCTCATTTCTGTATCTAGCATAAGAACGGGGATTTTGTGCGTTTTGGCTACATGTAATGCTATATTATCCGCTAAGCAACTTTTACCAGTTTTTGGTCTAGCGGCTATTAGATCAACGCATTTACGCCTTAGTCCACCGCCAATGGCATCATCAAATGCGGTGAAGCCTGTGGTAATTCCAATAGACTTGTCCTTGTTTTCTTCTAGATGCTTGATGTATTCATCAACATCCTCACCAATAGACTTTGGTGATAGCTCATCTTCTTTGATATAAGATAGACATATATTCTGAATAGGAGTTTCTATTGTAGATAAAATTTCAGTAATAGACTCATCGCCGGTTACTTTGTTTAGATTGACATAAATATTTCTTAACTCTGCTTGACTCTTTCTGGCAAATTCTAGCCTCTTCAATTTCTTCGCATGTTCCGCTACATTGTCTATATGAACTGGTGTGTTCATTATGCCAGAAATATGTTTAAGTACTTCGTTCTTTTCAACATATTCATCTAGCTGTAAACTTTTAGCAGATGACAATATATCAGTGTAACCAGCCTTAGTGTGATCCCTTAATGCGTGTACAATACATTTATATAATACTTTGTTAGTGTCAAGCGTGAAGCTATCTTCACCTAAAAGAATTTGTATTTCCGCTAGGCTCTCTTGTCCGTGTTGGAATAATCCAGCAAGCACAGCACGTTCAGATGCTACGTTCACTAGACTGCTATCTAGTTTTGGCATTAATGTCCTCGCCTCTGCATACACTTATCACAAGTGTAGTTATCTCTAGCAAATAGTGGGTGTACAGTACTTGAAGAACCACAGTCCACGCAGGTTACTGTCTTTGGTGAATATTCACGCCTATTCCTCTGTGATCTATTAGTATTATCATCTATCTGGTCAAAGCCTTTGTCTTGTCCTGCTTCTGCTATAGCTTCTCGCATATCATCAAACTTGTTTTCAATTACCCTGTCTGTGACTTTTCTAGACCGCTGATTTGACCGTACAGAGAAGTCATTATTATCTTTCGGCTTTTCTGCTTTTGTAACTTTACTATTTTTTGGTGGTCTACCTCTTTTTTTCTTAGCTGGTTTTTCCTCTAATTTCTCTATCCTTTCCATTAAAGTAGAAAGCATACTAGAAGCATCTTCAGGTTCTGGAACATCAATAGAATTGCCAGTTAAGATTGTATATACTTCCGCAACAGAAGTCCAATCTCTATCTTGTACTGCCGTTTCTAATAGCTTTATAATATTCATTTAAAACTCCTACACTTTCCTAGATCTTGAAATAATGTTACTCTTTTCTTTATGTCTTTAGCCGTTTCCAGCAGAATACGCATACCAGTTTCTAATCTGATTCTACATTTTTCTATAGATTGTGCAAATGAATTATCAAGCACAATAGATTTTTTTCTAACTTCCGCTGGCAAATATTTATCGTAATTGTCCCAATATTTTGAGTATAAAAGATTCAAGGCTTCCATACACCATACATACTGACCATTAATCATGTCATGTTTTTTCTGTAACAAACCAGCATAATTCATTAAGGTGATGGCATGTGTAAAACACTCATCTTGTGATAATCCCATAATGTCTTCTTGCGACATGTCTAGTATAGACTTATACTCTTCATTATCTTTATATTCTACTATGCTATTTTCAGCACAAAAATCTTCTACCCATTTGGTAAATTTTTCTAGTGCGTCTATTGACTCGTTGACTGTTGTATCAAATGCTTCCATTGTTTTTCCTCATTATACGGTAATACCACAATTGTAATATTATTCAACTCACACCATTCAATTTTATCTAAGTCTCTTCTTTTAGCATTCACAAAGTCCATTTTATTTTTATGAAAAAACGAACAGTATTCGTAGTGTTGCTTCCCATGCACCTCTACAATACACATGATTTCTGGTATGAAAAAGTCTGCGTACAGTAACGAGGATCTCCCTAGTCTTTTAGATCCCGGCAGCGTTACTTCTTCGTATACAGAAAATTGTGGAAATACTTCATTAATTATGTCTCTGGCTTTTATATGTAATGATGACTTATTTTGCTGGTATTTTCTTCTATTGTGTTTTGTAAAATTGAACTTATGTTCTCTATTGTCAAAACCAACGACTCTAAACATCCAATAACATAGCTCCAACTTGTTCTTTAATCAATACAAATATGTCTTCGTTTTCTACTAAGAAATCATATACCTTAGCTTGTCCTTGAAATTTTGGTGCTTCTTTATATTTTTTTGTACCTTCTAAGAAAGGTAGACTATACCATGCACCAGCCTTCTCAATTATACCAAAAGACTCTGCTAATTCAATCACTTCTTTCTCTTTGTCAATTCCCTTATTGTACTTAATATAACTAGTACATTCTGTTCCAGACGCTCCCATAGAAGAACAACTAATTTTCCAGTGTACTAACTGACCAATTTTTTTATTGCCTTCTTCCCAAGGTTCTATCTTTGCAATATCTAGTCTAGTGTCTGCTTGGTATTGAACCATGACTCCACAATCAGGTATTTTGATTTTACCATAGCCAGAGGTATTGGTAATATAATGAGTAATAATTAATACAATAATTTTATTTTTTACAATAGTTTGTGAAACCTTTTTAATCCAATGAGACAGTAGCTTTGGCAAACTGGCACGTAGCGTTGCTGACGCCCCTTCTTCTAGTTCTGATCTTGGCACTAGTGATGAACAAGAATCAATAACACAAACCGCCCCTTGATTCTCTGGACGCTTGATGAGGCTCGCAGCAATATCTAGAAAGTCTTCAGCAGACAATGATTCAGCGTCTTCTGGGCTGTGGATAATTTGAATTTTATCTAAGTCTAGTCCTTCGATACCAACAAGGTTGTATGCCTTTAACCGACTCTCTCCATCTACATATATTACTGGTCTGTTTTCATCTTGTGCATTTTTGCATATCTGAAGACAAGTTGTACTCTTGCCAGTTTTTGGATCTCCAGAGATAATAGTCCAAGTACCTTCTAAAATACCACCATTCAGTGCTAAGTCTAGTGCTGGACTAATGCTTATAGGTTTTAATTCTTCTTTTGCTGACAACAA